AAGAAGTCAAAGAAGTCAAAGAAGTCAAAGAAGTCAAAGAAGTCAAAGAAGTCAAAGAAGTTGAAGTTCAGGATAAACCAAATAAAAGTGCGTTATCATTGGCTGAAAAGAAACGCATGAATTATAAAAAATGGTATGAAGCTAATAAGGAAAAAAAATTAGCATATAATCATGAACATAATATTAATCCTAAGACTAAACAAAGAAATATATTAAATGATCTTAATATGGGTAAAACTGTTTTATCTAATTATAAAAAGGAAACAATAGAAAAATATAAAATATATGAAAATAATGGCAAATTTTATGGAAAAGAATTAAATATTTAAAAATAATAACAGCATATATAATAGAGTAATAAAATGGTATGGCAAATATCTACACAATCAGGAGATTATCGTATACAAAATAATAAATCTAATACATATGGTGGAACATATATAGATTATTTCACTGTTAAAGAAAGTGGCAAAGTGGGATTTAATAAAGCTGAACCGGAATATGATGTTGATATTGCGGGAGATGTTAACTTAAACGGATTATTACATATTACAAATCTTGTTGGTAGAGAAAACAGTGATGGTAAAAATGTTATTAATATTAATTATGATAGCGATGGATTAGATAACAATATTTTTAATATTTATGGCACAAGTTATTTTAGTGGTAATATAGGAATCGGAGTAACTAATCCTGATTTTGCTCTTGATGTTGATGGTAATATTAAATGCAAAGAATTAGAAGGAATAGGTAGTAATATTACATTAATAAATGTTGCAAATATTAGTGATGGTGTTTTACCAGTATCAAGAGGTGGTACGGGTGTTAATGATATAAAACCACTTCAATTATTATATGGTGGTAGTGATAAAATAGATCAAAGTTCAAGTTTGTTTTGGAATTCTGGAGCGGGAACTTTAAATGCACCAAAATTCAAGGGTAATGGTAGTGAAATAGCTTCAATTGATGCAACAAATATATCAACAGGAACATTACCCGTTAGTAGAGGTGGAACAGGTCGCAATAATTTTAACATAGAAGGAGGTATTATTATTGGTAATATATCTGGGCAAAATCAATATAGTATGGGGCAAACAGAACAATTTAAATGGAGTAATACTGATAAAAATTTATTAGTCGATGGTGATATAATATTGCCTAATGGTAAAAATATTATAATTGGAGGAAGGATTTTAGATTTTGAAAATCTTGAAACTTTTCCGAGCGCATCAGCAACTGTTAGAGGTCTTTTAAAAATAAATGATACTGATTTTATTCTTAATGCAGATGATCAATTATCTTTAGCAACTAATTCTGCTGCTTCAAAATGGGCAAGGGAAGATGATAAAATTTGGTATCCTGCTACAACACCATTATCATCACATGTTGTTGGTATCGGTACAATACCAGTTGTAGAAAATAATTATCGATTAGATGTAAATGGTGATATTAATATATCTAATGGAGTTTATAAAATTAATGGAGTAGATATAATAACAGAAACATCAAATGTAATATCAAATAGAATTAGTTCATTTACTCTTGACGATATAGCAGTTCCCGAAGATAAACCTAATACTGATGGTCTTTTAGTTCCTGTTTTAAATGGAGGGTGGTATAATAAGTTTTTTTCACTGAGAGATATTCCTGAAAATGATGATGCCCCATTAGCTGCAGCAACAGAAAAAGAATTTTTCGTATCATCTGTTCCTGATACTTATCGATTTACATTTGATAATCCTGTTATTATTAAAAATAGTTTATATGTTACAGGTACAATTGATCTTAGAACAGCTAATAATGTAGAAATTAGTACATTAGTTATTGAAAATGATAGTGCTAATAGTATTTTAAAAATTAATCAAACATATAATGAATTAACTGGATCAGGTGATCCTGATAATGCAGGTAGTATTATTAATCTGCAAAGATCATCCGAAACACAACTACGTATAAATAAAGATGGTTTTGTCGGTATCGGAAGAAACGCGAGTTTAAATTTTGAGGAAAATATTGGTAGTATTAGTATTGATCCGGTTGAAAGATTGCATGTGATCGGAAATGTTGTAGCTACCGGTTTTATAACTGCTTATTATTCAGATTGTAGACTTAAAGATTTTATAGCAAATATAGATAAGCCATTGGAAATCATCAATAATTTAAAAGGATATTATTATAAACCTAATAGTATAGCGATTGCTAATGGCTTTGAAAACCAAAAAGAAATAGGTCTAAGTGCCCAAGATGTCCAAAAAGTATTACCTGAAATTGTAAAGATAGCTCCATTTGACGTCATGCGAGATAATAATGGCGTTATTAAATCAAAATCGGGTGAAAATTATCTAACAATTTGTTATGAAAAATTGGCTCCCGTATTTGTTGAAGCTATTAAAGATTTAACTAAGCAAGTAGAAACTCTTAAAAGTGAAAATTTAGAGTTAAAAAAGGAAATTAAAGACATTAAAGATGATATTATAGATATTAAGAAAACTATATATATAAATTAATTGTTTTAATAATTTGAATTTTCCGAGATCATTGAGCCAATGATTTTGTTGAATTCTTTACGAGACTCTAAATTGAATTGCAAGTCACAATCCAGCGATTCTGATCTTTCTCTTTTAATCTCTGGGCTTTTATATGTTGGATATTTTTCAGTTTCTTCAACTTGAATCTCATAAATACAAATTATTTCGTCAATAATCATAATTGCAAGATCTGTTATTAGAATGGTGGGATTACTATTAAACATATTAAACTTGTTAATATATTTGCCGAGTGCAAGTTCGAAACTATAAATATAGATGAGATACTCGATATCTTTTTTATTTGCTTCGACAAATTCACGGATAGTATTGATTTTCTTATTCTGAGCTTCTTGATAATTCGCGGAGTTATTTAGAGCAATCATAATCTCCATGATTTGACGATTGAAACCTGTGAGGACAGTATTTGTATTATCGTTGTTATTGACGAAGGACACTGCGAAATTCTTTTGTTCCATATTGCGTTTGCGATATGCTTTTATCATTATTATACTTTATCAATTTTTTATTATTTTATTACATTTATATAGACATTAATAACATGTATTGGGTACCTTTATCAATATTTAGAAGTTTTTTATCAGCAAGTTTAATTATGTTTTTAAGAATTGATGATACTCCAAAATATGTATTTCCTGTAATTGTTAACATGTTGGTAGGAATATTATGTATTGTATACTTTTTATCATTTTATAGCAATCATTATACCGAATTTTGCAAACCCAAATATTATATATATTCAGTAGCTGTATTCTTTTTAATTTTACTAAGTTATTATATAATAAAAGTATGTCCAAATCCAGCATACTTTAGAGCATTTGTATCTCTTGAAATTATGATAATATTATTATACACATATTATTATAATAATAATGATAAGTCTCTTGAATTATCAGAACGCGGTATTTTAGGTGTAATATTTACAACATTAGGCTTGTTATTATTATCATTTAATTAATATTACTATTATACCATCAATGATAAATTTTCCTTATATTTAACATAATAATCATGTGTGGTTCTTGCTATAGCCGATTCAATGCTATCTGGTAATCTAAAATATAACATATAAAATGATAATAATAATGTTATTATATTTATTGATATTAAATATATATTTGTATAATAATCTATTTTTTTCAAATATCTATATAATAAGTAATTCGATATAACGAATATTATAGAAGTTATAAATATTCTTGGTCCTCTTTTGAGCCAATATTCTCTTACCTTAGAATGATCAAGACCCAAATCCTTTTTATTAATATTATTTAAATTGATAATATAATTTACGAAATCAATAATAAAAACATGATTATAAATATTAACTATATCAGATGTATTAAGAAGATGAGTATTAATTAATAAAAATAAAGACTCTTCGTCGTTGGTTTTATATACAACATTACTATTAAAATGAATGGATATATTATTAAATAATTCTGCATCATTTAGCTTATCTATTAGCTTTATTAATTGATTGTTATTTTTCAATTTTGCAAGCTTTTTTCTTTTATTTAGAAACTTAATAATATATTTAATATTGTATAGTTTAATATAATAATTTGTATAAATTTTAGCCCTATTGAATGCCCATCGTTTAAATGGTTTAGATATGAACCTAAACATTCTTTAAAATTATTAAAGCAATATATTTTTAAATTATTTTATAATATCATTTAAATATTTATTAGTTTAATAATATAATGAGGCGTTTATTAATAGTATTATCTATAAATACTGTATTATCTTTTAACTTATATTCCGTTATATATCCTATAAAACATACTTTTAATTGTGTTGACAACAAATGGAATTGGAATAATAAGCTTTTTCCACATAATAATAGGGCATCTAATTATATAGGTAATTGGTATTATTATAATAATATAGATTTTATTAAAACCAAAAATGATATAATTGTGAATCCTGAATACTGGAGAAATAATATTGTTTTAAGTAACTACATATGTAGTAGTAATAAAATAAGAAGTACCAAAATAATTAATGACACTATATTTTTACCTTCATATTATATAAAACAAAGGCGATACAATGACAATAATAAAGAATATTACAAAAGCGAGCATTTATATGCAAATAGGATTATAAAACTAAAACACACGCAAACTTATAATAAATTAAATAAAAATGCTAACATATTACGTACTTTAATAGTAAGACCTAATTATGCAAGTATAACATGTTCTCCTTATATTCCAAAAAATGAAATCATAGAAGACTTAATTGATAAAACAAATATTAATAATACTAATTACACTATATCCTTTAATATTTGGCTAACAGAAGGGCATATTTATAACAATTCGATACGTACAGGTTTACATTTATCGTATGATGGTATAAATGGCAATTTAAAAGAATTTATTTTAAAAAAAGATGCTCTAATTGACGAAAATATTAATTTACAAAATCGCATTAATTTATACGATCTTTATAATTCAAATAACAAAATAAAAGTAAATTATACAAACATTGACATAAGTGATATCACTGATTTTGATAACTATACTACTATAAACTATATTATTTTGAAAAACAATTGGCAAGGAAATTATAGGATACAAAATATACTTAATAATACACATTATAATCAATTAACATGGAGTGCTGACCATAGATATTTTATTCCGATATCAGATAAAGATATAGATAGATATTATCAACTTAAATTTAAGGATGGTATTTATATTAATATTCCTAAGAATTTAAATGACTTTAGTAATGATGATAAAATATATATTGAGTTTGTGTGTTTTTTCAAAAACGCATCAGGTATACAAAGATTTTTAGCATGGGGAACTAAAAATAATGGTGGTATATTAACATATTGTCACGATATTTGGAATAAACATGATTATTATTTACTCAGCGATTAGTCTTCGTATAGTGATATTTTTTCCATTTTTTAAAATATTTTATTTTTGTTTCTCTTTGATTATGCATGTATAAGCAAATATACTTTTTATCTATTGATGGTATCTTGCTAATCATTTTGCATAATTTTTTAACCAATATTAATTCATCTTCGACTCTATTAGAATTAGAACTCTCCATAATAATATTTTAATATTATTTTATTTTTATATTATATTAAATAAAAATTGATTGTTCACTTTTAAAGACATAATTGTACAAAAACGATGACTATTATGACCAGAAATGCTGCTATCGCACTTGCTAATGAAGCGCCTCACATTGAAGACGTTAATACCCCTAATAATCATGGTAAAAAGTGGAGTGTAGATAATGATAAATATCTTAAGAAACTTGCTGACAAGAGCACAATTACACGCGTTGATATTGAAAACGCCTCTGTTAAGTTGGGACGCACTTATGGTGCTGTTAAAAGTAGAATTCTAACATATTATATTCAAGATAGTTTTGATTACAATACTGGCGATAATATTAATTTGTTGAAAAAGTTTCAGTTTGCTACAGAAGAAGATGTTGAATGGTATGCTTTGCGAAATTATACTAAAAAATATAAGCTTGCATATAAACTAAATAAAATCGAGCGTATTGTTAATTCAATTAAAGATAAATCTAATAATGGTGCAGCCAATGATTGTGAAAGTATTCTCGATATAATTGCAAGTATTAGTGAGGAAAATAATTAAATATACTTATATTAAATTAGTGTTACCAAAATGTTTATTGATATTATGTTTAAAAAATTTTATAAAGATTTTCAAGAATATATTTTTAAGCACGAAGTGCTAATTGCTGCGTCTGGTTTTACTATTGGTATTGCTACTTCAGATTTTATAAAAAAATTAATTGATGAAATATTAAAACCGATTGCAATACTTATAAGTGGTTATATATTAGGATTTTTTTCGTTGTCAATTAAGCAACATTCTATAGTTTTTTATATTACTGATAAACTTATTAATCTTATTTCTCTTCTTACAGCATGGTTATTTACTATATTTATAGCATTTTTTGTTATTGAATATGTATTAAATCGTAAAATAATAGGGTTGTCGACTGTAATTTTGGACAAGGATAAAAAGGAATTTATAGAGCAAAAAATAGAGTCGGAGAAAAAAAATAATATAATACCAAACTATAAAGATATTATGGAAATTCGTAATGAATATAATATTACTTAATTTTTAGCGCGTTTAATAAATTTTCTTATTTATTAATAGAGCCATATGACAGAATATAAAAAAGTGGGTACAAAGAAAATAGATGGAAAAAAGCAACCAGTTAATGTTTACAAAAAAGCTGGTAGTAGCAAATTATATGTAATGCATAAAACCGCAAAAAGTAAATTTATGAGCTACGTTAATTATAAAAAAATGTATACTAAAAAAGTAGCTGCTAAAAAAGTAGTTAAGCGTAAAGTAGTAAAAAGAAGAAGACCTACTACCAAAAGAGGCGGCCAAGGTTGTGGTTACAACATGGATGGTGGCTATGAAAAAGAATTTGCTTATGAATTAGGAGGAGGAACCTTAGATAATGCTATAACTGGTATCGAATATGAAAAAAATGCTCTTGATAAAATAACAGATAAAATACTACAATCTAATCAACCTTACGAAGAAAGTCATCAAGAAGGACAAGAAGGTGGAAAAAGAAAACAAAGAAAACAAAGAAAACAAAGAAAACAAAGAAAAGGTGGATCTGGATGTGGATACCATGAATTAAATGGTGGTGCTAAAAAAAAAAGAAGAGCCAAAAAAGGTGGCAACAGTGATGATGATGTTTTAGATGAAAACAATGGTTTTAATAATGATGATCTATTACTTGGTGGTGCCAGACGCAGATATCTCAACAAAAATAATAAAAGTGGTAGAAGAAAATTTGGGGGTAATTCTGAATTAGATAAATTACATGAACAATTAGAAGAAATTAGTATGGAAGGTGGTAAACGTAAAAAACAAAATAGCCAGAAAAATAGACAGAAAAATAGACAGAACAACAAAATAAGAGGAGGTGATATTGATGAGTTATTAGGTGGTGCGCGTAAAAGATCCAGACGCAGAACAGGAGGTGATATTGATGAGTTATTAGGTGGTGCGCGTAAAAAACAAAATAGACAAAACAACAAAATAAGAGGAGGTGATATTGATGAGTTATTAGGTGGTGCGCGAAGACGTAGACGCGTTAGACCAAGTAGAGTAAGATCTTAAAAAGAGTACATAATTTTATTTTTCTTTAAATTTTATAATTTTATTTAATTTTTACTAATTTATAAATTATGTACTCAAAATTATATAACACAAAAATATTTATATAATAATAAAATGAACAAAGACAAAACCATATTATTTCTTAAAAAGGGTGAATATATTACTATTAATTATTATGATATCAACCTTATCATGGATAAAATACCCAGTACTAAAATACATATTAACGAATTATCTAAATATAATAAATTGTTAACAAATATGGGTTATGAATGTTATTATATTAGTGACAGATCAAAACTATAAGTTAAATTAATAATCTTAATTTATCAAAAAATCGCATATATTCTGCTTTATTTAATCTTTTATTATTGTTCTCCGCAAAAGCATCATTAATTTTAAATGGTACCTTTTTCCCTATTATTTTATTTTGTCTCATTAAAGTATTTATCATTTCAAATAAAAACGTGGGATTATAAGCGAGTGGTACTACTGATTCGTCATCGGGTCTATTATCATCAGTATATATGAAACTTGTTGGAAACTGAATTTTTATTAAAGCGTATTTAGCATAATTATAATAATGATCCTTCCTTGGATAAAAGTAAGAGACCTGTATAGTATATGTGTTATTATAATCATTTGTATAATTTACACCTATATCTTTTCTTCCACCCTGTGAACCATATCTGGGTGCTTTTAGTCCTGGATGTAAATCTTGAATAACCTCTAATATCTTATTCTTGTTTTCTTGGGTAAATGGTTTTCTATTTGATGGATTTAGGAAAGGTTTCTGATCTTTTATTGCTAAATACCAGGCTTTGTATAATGATTTAACATAATATGCATTTGCATAAGTTTTACCATTTTCTTCATAAGGAATTACTACAACACTTTTTAATTTTCTTAACGACATATCAGTCCATTCGTCCATAGTATAAAAATCAGCATCATTTATGCTCCCTGCATATTCTTTTCCTGCATCCATTATTCTTGCCAATTCTGTCACTTTATTAGTTTTATATTCAGCTTTCAATATAGGATCCTCTGGTGAAGCAGACCAACTTAAAGATTTTTCAAAAGATATTGATGCGTCCGGATCAGAAATTAAAAGTGTCCCATCTATTAATCTATCAATTAATGATAAATACATTTCCGCGGATGCTACCCTTTGGGACCACTTGCCTTCATATATCTTAATTAATTGAAGTAACATGAATTCGACAGCATAATATTTATAATAACTATCTTTTACAAGTATTTTGTAATCGTTTTCATTTTTATTACGGTCGTTATATAATATTGCTTGTTCAAATAAGTTATCAGCATCTTTGAATACCTTTTCTGTATTAAATTCCGAAGGTGCATTTACACTAATGTCATAACCCGCTGTAAAATAATTGTCTTTAACATTTTTTTTTAATTCAGTAGCCGTCATGAATGGATCATATGTTACTAAATAACTTGTTTTAATACGCTCTTTTATTTTTCTATATAATAAAACATTTTCATCAGTTATAGAAAGGTCTTCTAAATATTCCTTTAATATTTGTGTAGCTTTTTCTAATTTAACTTTTTTACTAAATAGAGATAATAAGTGTTTATTTTTTGCTGTTGCAGTTTCGGTAGGATATTCTAATATTTTATCTATATCTTTAAAAGTTAACGTTTTTAAATATTTGTAAGGATCAGCATCTTTTTTGGAACTGCTACTGCTACTGCTACCGCTACTTCTACTGATGCTTCCCGAAATACTCAAATCAAATGCAGTACGACATTGATCAGCTATAAAATCTATTCTATCTTTCCTCGTTATTGATTTTTTAGTAACTGGATGAGTTATACTATCTATTTCTCCATTTACAAATTTTTTGTACTCCTTTAAATATTTCTTACAAGCATCTTGCTTGATTTTTTTATTTGGACCTGCTAAGTTATTTGTATCTTTCTTTAATGCTTTTACAGTCCCATCTGGTAATGCAGACATTGCAGTAGTCAATGACTGAGATAATGATACACCAGCAGCTCTTGAATCGGACATTATATATTCTTATTCTAATTATTATTAACATAATAAATATGTTCAGGTTTATGAAAAAATTGATAATTTTTATTTAATATTCTCATCAGGCACAGCCTACCCAATCTTGTCTTGTTTGCAAACTCTGACAAAACTTTCGCTACACGCTTCTACCCCCGGACATAAGAGCAAATATACCTTTCTGTATAAGAATACAGAAGTATATAAAGTCACAAATGTCCTACAACCGTGTCATCAACGCCAAGAACATCAACTTCTGTTGTGGTCCCTGTTGTTCTGTTGATCCTGAACCCGAACCCATCAATCATGGAAATGAGCCATATCACTTCTACAAACCACATAGCGGTGGTAGGTACGCGAAATTTGTATGGCCGTGCTCGGATGGTGGCAATGTTACGGTAACAAACTTGCGTGTTTGCCATGGATGTTTCTCGCGATACAACGATGACGATTTTGATGACGAGGATCTTATTAGAGACGGTATTATAGTCATTGAAAAGCTCAAAGATCACATACAGAATCAGTAATCAACTCACTCATTCTCTGTATATAATTAGTCTCATCTATATATCCTAGCTCTTTATACTGTAACCACGTGCGTTTGTATAATTCATAATCTTCAAAAAAAAAACAACCATAATCCCCCTTTTGGTTTGTCATTAAAAAATATGTTCTCTTTGCCTTTTTTATCATTTCTATATATAAA